TATGCAGTACCAGGTAAATGCCGCGATCAAGAAGGCGGCAAAGAAATAAACAGAAACTACCGCAAGTAGTCCCGTAACCAATCGAGGAACTGATCGCCGGAGTTATCTATTTAAGCCAGTTGGCTAAGTAGGTAACTCCGGCTTTTTGTGTTTATACGGGCTTTTTTGACCGGACATGGCGTGTCCGTTTTCAAAAAAATTTCCATGTTATAACGGTGACAGATCAGCTGAAAAGCGATCGGAAAGCATCTCCCCGGGGGTTGATTTTTTCGCCTGGTAGTAGAGGGAGATACACCAACCAAGGTATCAGCCGCACAGCGGTTATACATAAATCACATTAATCTCATTTAGTCCGAGATGGCCATTAGGACGATGGGAGCATAGAGAGTTCAGGCAGCGGTCAAGACCGCTCCGGAAACGAAGATGCACCCACCGTTGATTTCCTGCGCCCATTTTCGGATTTTCAGGAGTCTGTGGTCATCTTCTACCGCAGGCTCTTTCTGTGTCCCATCGTCCGGTGACCCAAGGACGGAAAGGACACAGACATGAAATTGAAGGTACGTTATGACGAGAGCGTTCAGACAATCGACCTGGATGCGGAGGCAACAGAGCAGCTGTGGGTATCACTTTCCCTGGAGGGTGAGGATCTCACGCAGAAGGAACGGGAGCGGATGATTCAGGATGCTTTTGAGGAGCAGTTCAATCGTCCGGATTACAACTCCTGGCACAAATTTGACCGCCATCGTGGGTACAGCAAGGCGCAGCCCGGTAAGGATGACGGCGAGGATGATGTCGATACATCTGAACCGCTGATGAGCGAGGTGGCTGATGATCGCATCTTCCGTAGGGACGAGATCGAGCGTGAGCGCTGTGAAAGCTATGAGGATATCTGCGAAAAGGTGCGCATCATTCTGAAAAAGAAGCCGGACTGGGCGGATATGTTTATCGCCGTTCGTATGGACGAGCTGCCGATCCGTGAGTATGCAGCCGAAATCGGTGCAGATGAAAACAACATCACGCAGAAGCTGAAGAGGGCTGAGAAAAGAATTCGAGAAAATTGGAAGTAAACCGTCAGATTTGACCTCCTGCCGAGGCTACCTGTTAGAGGTGTAGCCTCGGCAAATTTTTTAGAAGGAGGCAGTTGATATGTCGAAACAAATCAAAGACCGGACATACAGGCCGCTTGTATATATCGCAAGTCCCCTGTCCGGCGATGTAGAAGTAAATACGGAAAGGGCGAGGGCGTTCTGCAGGTTTGCGCTGGAAAAGGGGCAGATCCCTCTTGCTCCCCATCTTCTGTTCCCGCAGTTTATGAATGATGATGATCCGGCAGAGCGTGAGCTTGCGATATTTATGGATGTCATTCTTCTCGGTAAATGTTCTGAACTGTGGGTGCTTGGCGATACCGTATCCGCCGGAATGCAGGCAGAGATCGATGTGGCTAAGAAACGCAGACAGCCTATCCGTTATTTCAACAGTAAGTTCCAGGAGGTGGAATCGTTATGAGTGAGTTTAAGGCGATACAGACAGAGTACAAGAGATATCTCTTCCGCTCCAGGCTTGAAGCAAGATGGGCAGTTTTCTTTGATGCGATGGGCATCGAATGGGAGTACGAGCCGGAAGGAATCGTTCTAAGTGACGGTACAAATTATCTGCCGGATTTCTATCTTCCTCATTTCCATTGCTACTTCGAGGTAAAGCGCAGGAGCATTAAGGGTACCCCGGAGGAGGAAAGGGTGATCTCGAAAATCAGCAACGGTGAGTATACCGACAGCTGGGCAGGCATGATCTGTTTCGGTGATCCGATGGATGATGACCTCTACATCTTCTGCCAGGAAATGGATGACGGCGGTGGCGGCAGTTATGAGAATCCGGTGACCATCGGTTTCCATCCGGAAACGCATGAGCCGTACCTCTTTGCCTATAACGACAGGCGCGACAGAACCTTCTTTACTCATTTCGGTGAGGATATGGAGGACAGCTATATCCCTATGGTGACACATGAATATGGGGCGTATCAGTACAGGGATTTCGTAAATAAGCGGGTGTACCGCGCAAGGGAACTGGCGCGTCAGGCACGGTTTGAATACGGGGAGACACCGAGAATAAGGAGGTCGTACAGATGAGGGATCTTGCTATCGCCTACGGCAACAACCGTCAAGCAAAGAAATGGGTCAACAAGACCATACGATTTGATGATCTGAAGGAGCGGCTCAAGGTTACGATCCGTACCACGGAGTCCGCTGAAGAATATGCCAAAATGAGCAAGGCGCAGAGGGACGCAGCGAAAGACCACGGTGGTTTTGTCGCAGGCGTTCTGATGGGCGGCCGCCGGAAGATCGATACCGTGGAGAAACGCTCTATGGTCGCTCTTGACGGTGACCGCATCACAAAGGAGTTCCTGGATAACTATGAAACAACCTGTCCATATACATCCGTGCTTTATACCACGCATAGCAGCACAGAAGAAAACCCGAGGGTGCGCCTGGTCTTTCCTTTGACCCGTGACGTTACTCCGGAGGAGTTCGTGGCAGTGTCCAGGTATCTCGCGCAAATGCTCGGCATCGACTATTTTGATGAATGCAGCTATCAGCCCAATCAGCTGATGTACTGGCCGTCCTCTCCGCAGAACGGCGTATTTGTGTATAAGGAAACAGACGGAGGATGGCTTGACCCTGATGTTATCCTGTCTGCTCATCCGGAGTGGACCGATCCGACAAGACTGCCGACCTCATCCCGTGAGAGCAAAGCAAATACGGTCGCACAGCAGAAGGTGCAGGATCCGCTGATTAAGGAAGGCACAGTCGGTCTGTTCAACAGGGTCTTCTTCCCGGTTCAGAAAGCCCTGGAGTCATTTCTTTCCGATATATATGAGCCGACCGACAATGAGAGTCGCTGGCATCTGATCACATCGAGCAGTATGGCGGGTGTGGAGATCAAAGAGGACAAGTTCGTGTACTCCCACCATGCGAAAGACCCCGCGTATCTCAGGCTCTGCAATGCCTTTGATATCGTCCGCATTCATAAGTTCGGAGACCTGGACGATAAGGAGTCCTTCAAAGCCATGTGCGATTTTGCCATGCAGCAGGACGAGGTGAAAGTCGCAGCGGCGAACGAGCGCCTCGCGGAGGCTGAGTCCGACTTTGCCGATGCCGGGGACGATGACTGGAAGAAAAAGCTGCAGCGCAACAAGAACGGCGTCCTGGAAAATTTACTGCATAACATTCGCCTGATCATGGAGAACGATCCGTATATGAAAAATATCCGCTTTAATCAGTTGGCGGACGGCATGGAGATCTGTGGAGAGGTTCCCTGGAAACATCCGGCAAAGTTCTGGCGAGATGCGGACGATGCACAGCTTATCTGCTATGTCGATGCCTGCTACGGCAGCTTTTCTCAAAGGAACTATGACGTTGCCGTGACCAAGGCTGCGGATGACCGCTCCTATCATCCCATTAAGGATTATTTCGAGTCTCTTCCTGTATGGGACGAGATCCCGAGGGTGGACACGGTGCTGATTGACTATCTTGGCGCACAGGACAATGAGTATGTCCGGGCGGTGACACGCAAGGCGCTCTGTGCGGCATATATGCGTATCTACCATCCAGGCATCAAGTTCGATTACATTACAGTCCTTAACGGCGAACAGGGTATCGGCAAGAGTACACTGATCGCAAAACTTGGCATGGAGTGGTTTGCCGATAGCCTGACGCTATCGGATATGAATGACAAGACGGCAGCGGAAAAACTCCAGGGGTACTGGATCCATGAGATCGGCGAGATGGCTGGCATGCGTAAGGCCGACCTTGAGAAGGTCAAAGCCTTCGTCTCCCGCTGCGATGACAAGTACCGTGCCTCTTTCGGTAGGCGTGTCACTCCGCATCCGAGACAGTGCATTTTCTTCGGCACCACCAACAGTGAGAACGGTTATCTGCGTGATATCACAGGCAACCGCAGATTCTGGAACGTGCGTGTTCCCGGAACCGGCAGGATGAAACCCTGGGATCTGACTCAGGAGATCATCGACCAGATATGGGCAGAGGTCATCGTGCTTGCAAAGGGCGGCGAGGAACTGTTCTTAAGTCACGAACTGGAGGAGTACGCAAAGAAGGAGCAGTCCGAAGCAATGGAGCGGGATGACCGTGAAGGTCTTGTTGCCCGTTACCTTGATATGCTCCTGCCGGAGACCTGGGACACAATGGATGTTTATCAGAGGCGGGAGTATGTGCAGGACCCGGACGGTCCTCTCAATGTAAAAGGCACGGTGCGCCGTGAGACAGTTTCCAATATCGAGATCTGGTGCGAGTGCTTCGGTAAAGCTAAAGAGGATATCAAACCATCCGACAGCTATGCGCTTGCAGCGATCATGACAAGGTTCGGAGACTGGGAGCGGACTGCAAAATCGGTGAGACTCCCCATCTATGGAAAGCAGCGCGTCTATCAGCGCAAATAACCGGAACAGGTCGGTGGAACAACTGCACAGCCAGAACACGCCAGTTGTGCCTGTTCCACCGGAAAACCTGTTGATATAAGGCGAAAACGGATCAATCGGGAACAACGGAACATCTTTTTCTATATAGTACAAAACAAAACAAAAATATAAAGAAAAAGCGTATCGCGACACGTGTTTTTGCGCGCGATAGAAAAATTTGTGGTCGTTGTTCCATTCAATCGGAGGTTAATGGAATGATCAGAGAAATTGTGGGCAGTGATTTCATGGACTGCAGGAAGGTGCAGGATATCTGCCAGGAACAGGGATTATCAAAATATGCCGTAAGACGCATCAAGCGTGAAGAAGGCATCAAAACAGTGGAGGTTGTCAATGGCGAGGGAGAAAAAATATGGCTCTGGTTTGATCCGGAGCAGATCTGGGAGAAATACAGTGAATGAAAAGTATCTCGAGAGAAAACTGGTCAAGGCTGTCAGGAAGTCCGGCGGTCTTGCACCAAAGTTTGTAAGTCCGGGATTTGATGGTGTGCCTGACCGCATCATCCTCCTCCCTTCTGGTCACATCGCTTTTGCGGAACTGAAAGCGCCGGGAAAAGTGATGCGGTCTTTGCAGGTCAGAAGAAAAAAGCAGCTGGAGGCTCTCGGCTTTAAGGTCTACTGCATCGACAACACGGAGCAGATCAGCGCAATTTTACAAGAGATTGGAGGTGATGCCGAATGAAGTTCATAGCACATGATTACCAGCAGTACGCAATCGACTATATCGAAAGCCATCCGATCGCTGCGATTTTCCTTGATATGGGCTTGGGTTGAAAAGGCAAAACAGCTATTACCTTGACGGCGCTGTTTGACCTTATCCTGGACATGTTCCTTATTCGGAAAGTCCTTGTAATCGCTCCGCTGCGTGTTGCACGGGATACCTGGCCTTCGGAAATAAAGAAATGGGATCATCTGAAAGGGCTGACCTATTCCGTAGCGGTCGGAACTGAGGCAGACCGGAAAGCGGCGCTCATGCAGACGGCGGATGTCTATATCATCAACCGTGAGAACGTGGACTGGCTTGTCAATAAGAGCGGCATTCCCTTTGACTTCGATATGGTGGTCATAGATGAATTGTCCTCCTTCAAATCCTACCAGGCAAAGCGGTTCAAGAGCCTTTTGAAAGTCAGACCGAAGCTGAAACGAATCGTGGGGCTAACCGGGACGCCAAGCAGCAACGGACTCATGGATCTGTGGGCGGAGTTCCGGGTGCTTGATCTGGGAGAACGTCTCGGACGGTACATCACCAATTACCGGAATACATTCTTCCGACCTGACAAACGGAACGGCGAGGTCATATTCAGCTATAAGCCTCTCCCCGGAGCAGAGCAGCAGATCTATGACCGGATCGGCGATATTACCATCAGCATGAAGTCCTGCGATTATCTGAAGCTGCCGGAATGCGTGATCAACGAGGTCCCGGTCGTGATGGATGAAAAGGAAATGGCCGTCTATGACAAATTCCGAGAGGACATGGTCGCAAAGATCAAGGATACCGAGATCGATGCGGCGAATGCGGCGGTGCTTTCAGGAAAACTCCTGCAGATGGCAAACGGCGCTGTCTATGATGAGGAGAAAAACAGCCTTCACATCCATGACCGCAAATTGGATGCCCTGGAAGACCTGTTCGAAGGCGCAAACGGAAAACCTGTCCTTATTGCTTACTGGTATCAGCATGATGCGGAGCGGATAAAGGCAAGATTCCCTGTCCGGAAGATAAAGACCTCGAAGGATATTGAAGATTGGAATGCGGGAAAGATTTCTGCGGCAATCATCCATCCGGCATCTGCCGGACACGGGCTGAACCTTCAGTCCGGCGGATCAACTCTCATATGGTTTGGTCTTACATGGAGTCTGGAACTGTATCAGCAGACAAATGCCAGACTTCATCGTCAGGGACAGACGGATACGGTCGTTATCCACCACATCATTGCCATAGGCACGATTGACGAACAGGTCATGAAGGCTCTCCGCAAAAAGGAGAAAACCCAGGACGCTCTGATCGATGCGGTCAGGGCAAACCTGGAGGTGAGGCGATGAATGACCCTTATGAGAAACTTGCAAATGCGATCATCCTACAGGCGGTCAAGGACTATCGAACAGCAAGGAAAAAACTGAAAAAATACCCGAAGAACAAAGACGCGAAGCTCATGGTAGAGGATTGTGAGAGGTTCTTTCGTTCCGACTGGTTTGCGGTGCTGACCGGTATTGACGGTCAGATGCTTCTGAAAAAATTACAGGAGGAATCTCTATCATGACACCAAAAGAATATCTACGACAGGCATACCGCCTGGATCACAGAATAAACTCAGATATAGCGGAAATGGAGCGGCTGCAGGAAATGGTCGGTACGGTCAGTTCCCCGAGCCTTGAGGAGCATTATAATCCCAACCGTCCTACCGAAGCACCCTTTATCAGACGGCTTGAAAAGGTCTGGGAGCTGCAGGACAAAATAAACAGAGAGATCGACAGGCTTATTGACCTGAAAGCCCAGATGCGGGATGTCATTGCTACGGTTTCCGATGCGGATGAACAGATGGTTCTCCGTTACCGCTATATCCATAACATGACCTGGGAGCAGATCGGGGATGAACTGCATGCGGACAGAACGACCGTGTTCCGCTGGCATAATGTGGCACTGCAGCATATCACACTCCCCGAGGAGCCGATTACCATATAACTTGCCCGTTTTACAACACTTTGCAACGCTCTGCAACAAGAAACCAATGTGCCGACTATGATATAGTATAATCAGCAAAACAGAATGAAATGACGAGCCTCGCGGGAGCAATCCTGTGGGGCTTTCTTTATGCCCGAAAGCGAGGTGAAAGCAGTGCCCAGACGTCCTCGAAGGGGCTGTGCGTGGCAGGGCTGCCCGAGACTCGCTGCGGAGGGCGGACAGTACTGCGAGGAACACAAGGCCCTTGCTGACAAGCAGTACAACCAGTACGAACGCAGCACTAATGTGAACAAGAAATACGGACGCGCCTGGAAACGAATCCGTGACCGATACGTTCGTGAGCATCCATATTGTGAGCGGTGCTTTGCAGAAGGAAGAATGACTCCCGTGGAGGAAGTACATCACATCCTGCCGATATCTCAGGGCGGGACGCACGATCCGGCAAATTTAATGAGTCTCTGCCAGTCATGTCACACAAAGATCCATCTTGAGATGGGTGATCGACAGATCAGGCGGTGACCGGAGGGGCGGTCAAAATCTCTGTGGCTTTAGGTCCCGGAAAACGGCGCCCCCTCAAACGCACAAAAACGGCGGTTCAAACGGGGTATTAACCCCCAGGACAAGAAAGGAAATAAAAAAATGGCGAGAGACGGCACAAATCGTGGCGGCAGACGAGTGCGCGCCGGAGATAAACCGGCACCTGCCGCCGAAAAAATACAAAAAGGGCAGCAAGTCCAAATACTGAACAATGATATTCCTACACTGAGCCCCACAGAACTGGAGGCGGTTGACCTGCCGGAAGGTGCTGTAATGAATGGCGTGGATATGCCAAAGCCGAGCGATTACCTGTCGGCAAGGCAGAAAAACGGTATTCCCCTCGGTGCGGATGAAATCTACAAGGAAACCTGGCTGTGGCTGAAAGAGCGAAACTGTGAGAAGCTGGTCAATCCCAGACTCATCGAAGCCTACGCACAGGCATTTGCAAGATACATTCAGTGCGAGGAAGCTACCAGCACCTACGGTCTGCTCGGTAAGCATCCGACCACAGGCGGAGTGATCACTTCTCCGTTTGTGCAGATGAGCCAGCAGTATCAGAAAAGCGCAAACCTCATCTGGTACGAGATTTACGACATCGTAAAGCAGAACTGCACTGAGGTGTTTGAGGATAATCCAAACGATACAATGGAGCTTCTGCTCCGGGCAAGGAGAAAATAGCATGATTGAAAAAGTGAATCCGAGCCACCCGGATAAGGTGGCAGACCGTATTGCCGGAGCAATCGTTGACCTGGCATATGCGGCAGAAGAAAATCCTAAAATTGCAGTAGAGGTGCTGATCGGACATGGCTTCTGCCATGCGATTATTGAAACCACGGCACAGATGAATGAAACAGATATCTGCAGTGCAATTGCCCGTATCGCAGGCGATGTGGAAACCGATATTGTGATTGTTCCGCAGGATGCACATCTCTCGGATAACCAAGCGGACGGTGTCCGCTGTGGTGATAACGGCATCTTTAAGGGTGTACCTTTGACGGAGGAGCAGAAAAAACTGTCCGAAATTGCACATTCCATTTATGAAAAGTACACTTCTGACGGAAAGTACATTCTGGACGGCAATCGCCTGATTATCTGCCAGAGCAATGCTGACAGCTACGACCTCAGGGGCGATTATCCGAATGCAGAGGTCAATCCGCTCGGTGATTGGACTGGAGGCACGGATGTAGATACGGGAGCCACCAATCGTAAACTTGGTTCAGATATGGCTGATTCCGTAACAGGCGGCGGACTGCACGGCAAGGATCTGTCGAAAGCAGATGTGTCTGTGAATATTCACGCATTCCTGAAAGCGCAGGATTTAGGAGAGCCTGTCACATTGGTGTGCGCCATTGGCGATGATATGATAGACGGTGTCCCGTATGCATACATTGTCGCAGAAGCGAAAGAATATATAGACTCCATCGGCGGTTTTGAGAAATTTGCCGAGTGGGGTCTTTTTTGATGGAGGTGAGGACGATGAGCAAGACAACGACCGAAATGCAGCTCGTTGATATCAATAAGCTGATTCCCTATGTGAATAACGCTCGTACCCACAACGCACAGCAGATCAATAAGCTCCGTTCTTCCCTCCGGGAGTTTGGCTTTATCAATCCTGTCATTATCGACCGGGATTTCAATGTGATCGCTGGTCATGGCAGAATCATGGCGGCGAAAGAAGAGGGCATCAACGAAGTGCCTTGTGTGTTCGTGGACTATCTGACCGAGGCGCAGAAGAAAGCATACATTCTCGCAGACAACCGTATGGCAATGGATGCCGGATGGGATGAGGAGCTTCTGAAAGTGGAGATTGAAGCTCTGCAGGCAGAAGATTTCGATTTGAGTCTGACTGGTTTCGATGAATCGGAGCTGGCAGGCTTTTTTGATACTTCGGATGATGCAAAAGATGATGATTTCGATGTGGATGCGGAACTGGAAAAGCCGCCTGTCACCAAAAGCGGTGACCTCTGGCTGCTCGGAAACCACAGACTGCTCTGCGGTGACAGCACCAGGGAAGAAAGCTATACCCTGCTGATGAACGGCAAGAAAGCCAACCTTGTGGTAACGGACCCTCCATATAATGTAAATTATCAGGGCACCGCAGGCAAAATCAAGAACGACAACCTGGAAAACGACAAGTTCTATCAGTTCCTTTTCGATGCATTTACCGGCATGGAAAAAGCGATGGCAGACGATGCCAGCATCTATGTGTTCCACGCAGATACGGAAGGCTTGAACTTCAGAAAGGCATTTGCGGACGCAGGCTTTTACCTGTCCGGCACTTGCATCTGGAAAAAGCAGTCGTTGGTGCTGGGGCGTTCTCCGTATCAGTGGCAGCATGAGCCCTGCCTGTTCGGATGGAAGAAGAACGGCAAGCATCAGTGGTATTCCGATAGAAAGCAGACTACCATCTGGGAGTTTGATAAGCCGAAGAAAAACGGTGACCATCCGACCATGAAGCCTGTTCCGCTGATTGCCTATCCGATTAAAAATTCCAGTATGAGCAACTGCATTGTGCTTGACCCGTTCGGCGGCAGCGGCAGTACCCTCATTGCCTGTGAGCAGATCAACCGAATCTGCCATACCATTGAGTTGGATGAGAAATACTGCGATGTTATCGTAAAGCGCTATATCGAGCAGGTCGGCACTGCGGAAAATGTGTCTGTGGTGCGTGACGGCAAGTCCATCCGTTTTGATGACCTGGAGGTGCCTGCCGATGGAAAATAAAAACTTAACACTGGGAAGTCTGTTCGATGGCAGCGGGGGATTTCCTTTGGGCGGCTTGATTTCCGGCATTACCCCTTTGTGGGCATCGGAGATCGAGCCGTTCCCTATTCGCGTCACTACCAAACGTCTGCCGCAGATGAAACACTACGGTGATGTATCGGCACAAAATGGAGCTGACCTTCCGCCTGTGGACATCATCACCTTCGGCAGTCCCTGTCAGGATATGTCGGTGGCAGGAAAACGCAGCGGTTTGGACGGAGAGCGTTCCTCGCTTTTCTATCAGGCAGTGCGGATCGTGAAAGAAATGAGGTGCAAAACCAATGGCAAGTATCCAAGATTTGTGGTCTGGGAAAACGTCCAGGGAGCGTTCTCGTCCAACAAAGGCGAAGACTTCCGGGCAGTCCTCAGCTCACTGTGCAAAATCAAAAGAGAGGACTATGCTGTGCCTGAACTTCCAAACGGAAAATGGGACAATGCAGGCTGCATCATGGGAGAGGATTTCTCCCTCGCATGGCGGCTGTTCGATGCGCAGTATTGGGGAGTTCCCCAACGAAGAAAACGCATCTACCTTGTCGCAGATCTTGATGGTGGGAGTGCCGGAAAAATATTATTTGAGTCCGAAGGCGTGTCAGGGTATACTCCGCAGGGCTTCCGTTCGTGGCAAGAAACTGCCGGAAGTTCTGAAGAAAGCGTTGGAGCGTCAAGCCTGTGCTTAAACGACCAAGGCGGTCAGCGGATGGATGTGACAGAGGATTTTTCCGCAACGCTTCGTGCGGCATCTAACCATCCTCCGCTTGTGTTTGAAAACCACAGTCAGGATACCCGGTACAAGGGTCCTCTGTCTGTGGCACAGACGGTGCTTTCCACTTACGGAACAGGCGGCAACAATCAGCCGTTCGTGCTGGAAACACCAAAGACGCTGAAAATCCGTTCCGGCTGTGAGGGCGGCGGCAAGGGAGCTTTAGTTCAGGACGATCTGTCAGCTACACTTGCCTGCAATAACGACCAGACGGTATTCGTGCCGAAGTGCTACGGTATCTGCTCAAAAGACAGCAACTCCATGAAATCGGACAATCCACACAGCGGCTTCTATGAAGCAGAGACTTCAAGATGCCTGGATGCCAACGGCGGCAATCCGTCCTGCAATCAGGGCGGCATGGCTGTGGTGGCGGTGCAGGGCTCCATGATCGGCAGAGCCGAGAAGAACGGTCCCCAGGGCAGCGGTATCGGAGAAGATGTCAGTTTCACGCTTAATACGGCAGACCGTCATGCAGTGGCCTTTTCGCAGGAAGCCTATGACAAATATGTGGAGAACGATACGGGCAGTTCCCTTCGTGCAAGCGGTGGAATGTACGGCGGCGGTTCAGAAACCCTTGTCTACAGCACGAGCAAAAACTCCTACCATACCGAAGCGGAAGAAAATCTGGCGAATACGCTGGTGGCTACCGATTATAAAGACCCTCCGACCGTAGTGGAAGAACCGCAGTACATTATCCGTAGGCTTACCCCAACGGAATGTGCAAGGCTGCAGGGATTCCCGGATTGGTGGTGCGATGATCTCGATACGGAAAATCCGACCGAAGATGATATTGCATACTGGTCGGAGGTTTTTGAAACCCACAGAAAAATTATGGGGACTTCTACGAAGCCAAAGACGGAAAAGAAGATCATCAAATGGCTGAAAGGCCCGTATTCCGATGCCGCAGAGTATAAAATGTGGGGCAACGGCGTGGCACTTCCAAATGTCTGCTTTGTGCTGGCGGGTATCGTGTACTACTCACAACAATCCACTGAATAATCCGCATGGTATTCTACATCGAAAACCGCACAGAATCCTTGCTATTTATCGGCTTCAGAGTGATATATGTAGTACCGAAAAAACAAGGAGGTACCCACGATGAGAATTGAATTTAACAGAACAGGAGCAGAGCGAAAAACACTGGTCAAGGCAATTTCAGAAATTACGGGAGCTGCGGCGGTATACAAATATATGCCGACCTGCGCATACGAAATCGACTACTTTACCGTTACCAAGGACGGTGCATTGGAGTTTGATGACCGGACAGACAGCGAGAAGATTGAAAGTCTGCTGGAGCAGCTTGCCGAGCGCGGCTTTACTGCCGCCGACAGCGGCAATGCAGAAAACGCCGAGAAAGTATCCGAGGACACAGTTGTCGAGCCACAGGGCGAAAGCATCGGGCTTACGGTGGCGATTCCGATTGATAAGGTTGCAGTCGGCAACCTTACAAAGCTGCTTGATGCCAAAGGCGGTCTGATTAAAAAGGCACTGGGCATCACAGAACTTCCGATAGAAATTACCGAGGATGCGGTTTCCTTTCCTTGGTTCAATGCCTGCCCGGATGCAGATACGGCGAAAGCCTATACCGACTTCATTGCTGCACTGTGCAGGATGAGCAAGGAGCAGAAACGCATTAATGCCACCGAGAAGGAAGTCACCAACGAGAAATACGCATTCCGATGCTTTCTCCTGCGGCTTGGATTCATCGGTGCGGAGTACAAGGCGGACCGAAAGATTCTGCTGAAAAATCTGACAGGCAGCAGTGCATTCAAAACAGCGAAGGAGGCGGCAGATGATGAGATTTCCGAGTAAAGAGATTGTGGAACAGGTACGCAGGCAGTACCCGGTTGGCACAAGAGTGGAACTTCTGCACATGGACGATGTGCAGGCTCCGCCGATTGGCACCAAGGGAACCGTTACGGGAGTCGACGATACCGGCAGCCTTATGGTTGACTGGGATAACGGCTCCGGACTGAACGTCATCTACGGCGTCGACCGTGTGAGAAAGGTGGAGAACTAAAATGGATGAAAAGGTAAAGGAACAGGTCCTCGCCATCCGGGACACCGGCCTTACAAACATGTTCGATGTGAACATGGTGCAGCGGCTGGCCTATGAGAGAGACTTCTACGAGCTGGTTTTATACCTTGAGGATCACCGGAAAGAATACGTGAATTTCATTCTGACCGGTGAAGCGTAAAGTACACAATTTCGGCCTCGAATGTTCCCGCAGGATTGTCACATATATTTCGAGAATTGAGTTGCTATATAAGGCGTTCAGAGTGATATATGTACATACCAAAAGGAACACAGAATCAAGGAGGAAACCACCATGAAGTACACAATCGAAGCCATCGAAAACGCAAAGCCTGGAATGCGCTGGGAGGAGATCGGATGCCAGTGGACGCTGGGACAGGCCTACCTTTACAGCAAGGAAGCCGGAAACGACCTTCCGAACTTCGCCGAGGTCATCTGGGACAACGACATCGAGACGATCCTCGCAGACTGCAGGAAGCTGGGAGTCAAGGAATTCACCATAAGCTCCATCTTTTCAAGCCTGATCGAGACAATCGCAAAGTTCGAGGAACTCGGCTGCAGCTTGGACGGAATCGTCAAGGTCAGAGACCGCTACACTCACTTCGGAACCGATGAGCACAAGCTCATCCCGGCTTTCAAGATGACGGTAAAGGAGGCGTAAGAGAATGTGGAGCGAAGGAACCATCAGCATCCCGGATGCGAACGTCAAAGCGAAAACCACCATTTGCCACTACTGGGTAAAGCACTACGAGGAGCCCAGCGAGGAATATGGCATTAATGGCGGCAGGATCAGTAAGCTGACACTTAAGATCAACGACAAGACCGTATGCAACTACGACAGAGGCTGGGACATGGAGCCCGCCTGCAAGGAAGCAGAGATTGCCTACAGCATCCTGCTGGTAGATTACAACTAAGCACCAAACCCTGAGAATGAAAATTCCGGGAGATAAGAGCCACCGTGGCTCTTTCTCTCGTAGAGATACCGGATCGCATGCCGAATGAGTCGGCTGGCGGTCTTTTATTTTGCCATGAAAGGAGATGCGACTTCATGCCAATGCGAAAACTGAAAAACTATAAGCCGACCCGCTTCATGGCAGAATCCTCCCACTACAGCAAGGAGATGGCGGACTACGCAGTACTCTTCATCGAAAGCCTGTGCCACACAAAAGGCACATGGGCAGGAAAGAAATTTGAACTCATCGACTGGCAGGAGCAGATTATTCGTGACCTGTTCGGTACGCTGAAGCCAAACGGTTACCGACAGTTCAACACCGCTTATGTAGAAATACCGAAAAAGCAAGGCAAGTCGGAGCTTGCAGCGGCTGTGGCACTTCTGCTGTGCTGCGGTGACGGTGAGGAACGAGCCGAAGTCTATGGCTGTGCCGCCGACCGACAGCAGGCCACCATTGTGTTTGATGTGGCCGCTGATATGGTGCGGATGTGTCCGGCTCTGAACAAGCGAGTAAAAATCCTCGCATCACAGAAACGCATTATTTATACACCGACCAACAGCTTCTACCAGGTGCTTTCCGCAGAAGCCTACTCCAAGCACGGCTTCAATATTCATGGCGTGGTCTTCGATGAACTGCACACACAGCCCAATCGAAAGCTCTTTGATGTCATGACCAAGGGCTCCGGCGATGCAAGAATGCAGCCGCTGTACTTCCTGATTACGACAGCCGGAACAGATACCAACAGCATCTGCTATGAAACCCACCAGAAAGCAAAGGACATCTTGGACGGCCGTAAAATCGATCCTACTTTTTATCCTGTGATCTACGGTGCAGACGAATCGGACGATTGGACAGACCCCAAGGTGTGGAGAAAAGCCAATCCGAGCCTGGATATCACAGTTGGCATTGATAAAGTTGAAGCTGCCTGCAACTCTGCAAAGCAAAATCCCGGCGAGGAGAATTCCTTCCGGCAGCTTCGTCTGAACCAGTGGGTCAAGCAGGCTGTTCGTTGGATGCCGATGGAAAAATGGGATGCCTGTGCATTTCCTGTGGACGAGGATGAACTGGAAGGGCGTGTCTGCTATGGCGGTCTTGACCTTTCGTCTACAACGGACATTACAGCCTTTGTGCTGGTGTTCCCTCCGCAGGACGAAGACGATAAATACATCATTCTTCCGTACTTTTGGGTGCCGGAAGATACTCTTGACCTGCGTGTCAGAAGAGATCATGTTCCCTATGATGTGTGGGAGCGAAAAGGATACTTGCAGACCACCGAGGGCAATGTGGTGCATTACGGCTACATCGAGAAATTCATCGAACGGCTCGGAGAACGATTCAATATCCGGGAGATCGCTTTTGACCGCTGGGGTGCTGTGCAGATGGTGCAGAACCTGGAGGGCATGGGATTTACGGTCGTTCCGTTCGGACAGGGATTTAAGGATATGTCCCCGCCAACCAAGGAATTGATGAAGTTGGTGTTGGAACAGCGAATCGCACATGGAGGTCAGCCGGTTCTCAGATGGAATATGGACAACATCTTCATCCGAACCGACCCGGCAGGTAACATCAAGGCGGACAAGGAAAAATCAACAGAAAAGATAGACGGTGCTGTAGCAACCATTATGGCACTGGATAGAGCAATCCGATGTGGAAACGATGCAGGCGAAAGCGTGTATGACACAAGAGGGCTGCTCGTTTTTTGAGGTGATGAAATGCTGACAATAATTTTGATGGGGCTGGTTGTTTTCAAAGAAGGCATTAACCAGGGAATAGGAGGTCTACATGGGGATTTTTAGCGGATTATTTCGGAGCAGAGATGCTCCCAAGGACAGTACAGCGGGCAGTGCCTACCGATTTTTTATGGGCAGCAGCAGCTCCGGCAAACAGGTAAACGAACGCTCTGCCATGCAGATGACAGCGGTGTATTCCTGTGTACGAATTTTGTCGGAAGCTGTCGCAGGACTGCCGCTTCATTTTTACAGATACACCGATGACTGGAGCAAGGAAAAAGCCATCGACCATCCGTTGTATTTTGTGCTGCATGATGAGCCAAACCCGGAAATGACAAGTTTCGTGTTCCGGGAAACGCTTATGACGCACTTGCTCCTATGGGGCAATGCCTATGCACAGATTATCCGAAACGGCAAAGGTGAGGTCGTGGCACTGTATCCGCTGATGCCAAACCGCATGACGGTGGACAGAGACGATAAAGGGCACCTTTATTATGAATACCAGACCTCGACCGATGAAGCAAAGACCACCAAAGGCGGCACTGTTCGGCTAAAACCGAGCGATGTCCTCCATGTTCCCGGTCTTGGATTTGACGGCCTTGTCGGATATTCGCCTATCGCTATGGCAAAGAACGCTATCGGTCTTGCGATTGCCGCAGAGGAATATGGCAGTAAATTCTATGCAAACGGTGCTGCGCCAAGCGGCGTGCTGGAGCATCCGGGAACGCTGAAAGACCCGTCCAAAGTGCGAGACAGCTGGACACAGACCTTCGGCGGCAGTGGAAACTCCCACAAGATTGCTGTGCTGGAAGAAGGAATGAAGTATACACCGATTTCTATTTCACCCAATGAAGCACAGTTTTTGGAGACAAGAAAATTTCAGATCAACGAAATCGCTCGAATTTTCAGAGTGCCGCCGCATATGGTCGGTGACCTCGAAAAGTCGAGCTTTTCTAATATTGAGCAGCAATCACTGGAATTTGTGAAATACACCCTGGAGCCATGGCTTGTGAGATGGGAGCAATCCATGACAAGGGCACTGATTTCGCAGAGTGATAAATCCCGGTATTTTATCAAGTTCAACATAGACGGACTGCTTCGTGGTGACTATCAGAGCCGTATGAATGGCTATGCCACAGCAAGACAGAACGGCTGGATGAGTGCAAACGACATTCGGGAGCTTGAAAATCTTGACCGCATTCCTGCCGAGGACGGCGGTGACCTTTATCTCATCAACGGCAATATGACTAAGCTGGCAGACGCAGGAATCTTTGCCGCCAGCGGGAAGGAGAAAACTACCGATGAAGAAGTTCTGGAACTGGAAAAACAGGACGGTGACGAATCAGGAGACGCAGGAGCAGACACTGGAGAGGACGCTGTTTCTGAACGGCACCATCGCAGAGGAAAGCTGGTTTGACGATGATGTCACGCCACAGCTTTTTAAGGATGAGCTGAACAGCGGCAGTGGTGACATTATCGTTTGGATCAATTCACCCGGCGGTGACTGTGTAGCGGCAGCGCAAATCTACAATATGCTTATGGACTACAAGGGCAATGTGACCGTTAAGATTGACGGCATTGCGGCATCGGCGGCATCTGTCATTGCGATGGCTGGTACAAAGGTGCTGGTATCCCCGGTGTCCATGCTCATGATCCACAATCCGGCAACGGTGGCCTTCGGTGACTCTTCGGAGATGCAGAAGGCCATTTCTATGCTCGATGAGGTGAAAGAGTCCATCATCAATGCCTACGAGATTAAAACGGGCATGAGCCGGGCAAAGCTATCGCACCTTATGGACGCAGAGACCTGGATGGATGCAAACAGTGCCGTGGAGATGGGATTTGCAGATGAAATCATGCAGAGAAATACAGCTGACGCTGTGGAAACCCCGCAGGTCAGTAATGTGTATTCCCGCACTGCCGTCACCAATCATCTCATGGATAAGATCGCTGCCAAGTGCAGGATCGAGCAGAAATCCGAAACCAAGACCAATGCCGATTCCCTCATGGAACGGCTCGATTTAATTAAAAACTGGAGGTAATTTATTATGACGATCAATGAACTTCGTGAAGCACGCAACAAGGCATGGCAGGGCGCAAAAGCATTTGTGGAGAGCAAGCGCGACAAGGACGGTCTGCTTTCTGCGGAAGATGCCGCTGCCTATGCTGACATGGAAAAGAAAATCAAGGACTACAGTGCCGAGATTGAGCGTATGGAACAGATGGAAGCAATGGAGAACGAGCTGAATAAGCCTGTGAATACGCCTATCGTGGCAAAGCCGATGACTGCAAACAGCAAGACAAAGCCGAAAACGGGCCGTGCGTCCGATGAATACCGCGAAGGTATGCTGAAAGCATTCCGCAGCAACTTCAAGCAGGTTTCCAATATCCTGCAGGAAGGTGTGGACGCTGACGGCGGCTATCTTGTGCCGGAGGAGTACGACCACCGTCTGATCGATGTTCTTACCGAAGAGAACATCATGCGCAGCCTGGGTCACATCATCACGACTTCCGGTGAGCATAAGATCAACATCGCAGCTACCAAGCCTGCGGCAGCATGGATCGAGGAAGGTGCTGCGCTTACCTTTGGTGATGCAACCTTCAGTCAGATCCTTCTGGATGCCCACAAGCTCCATGTTGCAATCAAGGTAACCGAGGAGCTGCTCTATGACAATGCGTTCGGTCTGGAAAACTATATCATCACTCAGTTCGGCAAGGCACTCGCCAATGCCGAGGAGGATGCATTCCTCAACGGTGACGGTTCCGGCAAGCCGACCGGCCTTTTTGCTGCGACCGGCGGCGGTACGGTGGCAGGTACGCTTTCCACTGCCATTAAGTCGGATGATATGCTTGACCTGGTGTATGCTCTTAAGCGTCCGTACCGTAAGAACGCAAGTTTTATCATGAACGATAAGACGCTGGCACAGCTTCGCAAGCTGAAGGACAACAACGGTGCCTACATCTGGCAGCCGTCCTATCAGGCAGGTGAGCCGGACAAGGTGCTGGGCTACGCTGTTCATACCTCTGCGTATGCACCGGAGAATGCCATCGCATTTGGTGACTACAGCTACTACAACATCGGTGATCGTGGCACTCGTTCCTTTAAGCAGCTCAACGAGCTGTTTGCTGGCAATGGCATGATCGGCTATGTTGCCAAGGAGCGTGTGGACGGCAAGCTGATTCTGCCGGAGGCAGTACAGATTCTTAAGCTGAAGAGCGAATGATTTTATACGGCACAGCTCTGACAACCGGGCTGTGCCTGATCTTTTGATTCGAGGTGGTGATAGATATGATTGTATCTTTGGATGAGGTAAAACAGTATTTAAGGGTGGATAGCTCGGATGATGATGCGCTCATCAAAGACTTGATTTCTGCAGCGGAGTCCCTTGTCCGGGACGTGGGCAGGATTCCATCGAGTAAGCCCGTTACAGGTTATGTCACGAAAGTGGCAAGCCTGTATGCGGTGGCTTATTTATATGAGCATCGTGAAGAAACGGATCATAAGGAACTGATGCTTTCGCTCCGCAATATTTTGTTTGGCGTTCGGGAGGTGAAGTTCTGATGAACATCTCGCTTTTAAATACAAGGATCACGATACAGAAAAATGAAGTGGCAACAGATGCCATTGGAAACCATAAAAACGTGTGGTCTGATTGGTATTCCTGCTATGCAACGGTGAGCAGCGAGTCTCCAAGTGAAGATACAGCTGCCGGTGTGATCGTAGACAACACCAAGATTGACTTTACAATTCGCTGGTGCCGGAACGCTGCGGAGATTACCTCGGATAAATACAGAGTGGTCTATAACGGCAGTGCCTACAACATCCTTGGCATCGACCACATGAATTTCAAAAAGAAATCCATTAAACTGAAATGCCAGAAAGTGAGGCGGTAAGCAATGGCAGCAGACAGAGTCCCGATTGACCGCATGGCATCGGCCATTATGGAAGGCTTGCAGGAATATGCAGACCTTGCAACTGATGATCTGAAAAAAGCGGTAAAGAAGGCTGGTAAATCTGTAAAGGATGAAATTTCGCAGACTGCTCCAAAGGACACCGGCAAATATGCAAAAAGCTGGGCGGTCAAAACGGTAAAGGAAACCTCCAGTTCGCTGGATGTGGTAGTGCATTCCAAAAACCGCTATCAGATCGCTCACCTTCTGGAGCATGGTCATGCCAAGCGCGGCGGTGGTCGAGTTGCTGCAAGACCGCATATTGTACCTGCGGAAGAAAAAGCAGTGCAGACCTTGGAGTCCGAGGTGGAAAAGGCACTGGGAGGATAAGCAATGGAGAAAATAGCAGCAGTTCTTGAAAAAATCGGACTTCCCTTTGCGTATGACCATTTTGCAGAGGGGGAAAGTCCGACCCCGCCGTTCATCTGTTATCTGATTCCGAACAGTGACAACTTCTCCGCTGACGGCAGGGTCTATTACAAAATCAATGAAATCCATATCGAAATGTATACCGACTGCAAGGACTTGTCGGCAGAACAGAAAGTTGAAGCTGTGCTTGATGAGTATGGCATTTTTTATGAGAAAACCGAGGTGTGGATCGAGTCGGAGAACCTTTACGAAGTCCTGTACACATTTGAAATGGAGGTAAATTGATATGCCTAAGAAAAATAAGGTGAAATTCAATATCTGCAATGTGCATTATGCTTTGCAGACCATCGGTGATAACGGCGATGTGTCCTTTGGCACTCCTATTCCGATGCCCGGTGCGGTATCCCTTTCCCTGGATGCAAACGGTGAGCCGAGCAACTTCTATGCAGACGGCTACGCTTATTACACCATCAGCAACAACATGGGTTATGAGGGTGATCTGGAGCTTGCAATGATTCCTGAATCTTTCCGCACCGATGTGCTGAAAGAAACGCTGGATACCAACAAAGTGCTGGTGGAGAACGCCAATGTGGAAACGGCGAACTTTGCGTTGCTGTTCGAGTTTGACGGTGATGTGAAGAAAATCCGCCATGTGCTGTATAACTGTGCGGCAAGCCGTCCGTCCATCGAATCCCAGACCAATGAGGATGAGATCGAGGTGCAGACGGAAACGCTGTCGGTCAAGGCCACTCCGCTGGCAAGCGGCTATGTGAAAGCCAAGACCGGGGACGATACCACCGAGAAGATTTATACGGACTGGTACAAAGCTGTATATCTTCCTGCGGCAGCGGCAGAAGCTGCATCGGATGTATCTGAACAAAGCACCAAGTCCACCGCCAAAGCAGTGAAGGAGTAAAGCTATGAGTATGATTCAGAAAATTGAAATTGACGGAAAGCAGGTGCCATTCAAGGCATCTGCGGCAATTCCACGCATTTACCGTATCAAGTTCCACAGGGACATTTATAAAGACCTGGATGCGCTTGGCAAGGCTGTAGGCAACGGTGATGCGGAGAATTCCCGTCTCGATATGTTTTCACTTGAAATGTTTGAGAACATCGCTTATGTGATGGCAAAGCACGCAGATCCGTCTATCCCCGACTCCCCGGAGGAGTGGCTGGATGAATTTAGCACCTTTTCCATTTACCAGGTGCTGCCGAAAATCATCGAGCTGTGGGGACTCAATGTACAGACGGATGTTTCTTCTAAAAAAAACTTCGCCCCACTGACCGCAAAATGACAACACCGTTATTTCTGCTTCGCTGCGTACAGCTTGGCATTTCTATTCGTGACCTCGATCTGCTCACGATAGGAATGGTCAACGATATGTACGCAGAAAGCGGAAATGATGAGTATAAGGGCTATTCGCAGATGGCTACGCAAAAAGATTTCGATTTATTTTAACGCTCGGCAGCAATGTCGGGCAATTTTTATGCCCATTTTGCAGAGAGGAGGTGCGCTATGGCGGCAGGCAGAATCAAGGGTATCACTGTTGAAATCGGCGGCGATACTACCAAACTACAGACAGCCTTAAAGGGTGTCAATTCAGAAATCAAGAATACCCAGGCACAGCTGAAGGATGTCGAAAAGCTGCTGAAGCTTGATCCCGGCAATACGGATCTGCTTGCGCAGAAGCAGAAGCTCCTCTCTGATGCGGTATCTGAAACTAAGGATAAGCTGACCACACTAAAGACGGCGGCTGAACAGGCAAACACAGAACTTGCCAATGGCAATATCTCGCAGGAACAATATGATGCCCTGCAGAGGGAAATTATCGAAACCGATCAAGACCTCAAAAAGCTGGAGGAACAGGCAAAGCAGTCCGATGCGGCACTGCAGAAGATTGCCGCAAACGGCGAAAAGTTGAAAACGGTCGGAGACAACATTTCCTCTGCCGGACAGAAGATGCTCCCTGTTACTGCAGCGGTCACAGGTCTTGGAACAGCGGCAGTCACCACAGCGGCAAACTTTGAATCGTCCATGTCGCAGGTGCAGGCAACGATGGGCGTGACGAAGGATGCCATGTCTACGGTGGATGGCCAGTCGGTCAATACAATGGATACGCTGTCCGAGCTTGCCAAGAAAATGGGGGCTGAGACAGCTTTCTCCGCAAAGGAATGTGCGGACGCTCTGAATTATCTGGCACTTGCCGGATATGATACCCAGCAGATGTGCGACACTTTGCCTACCGTTCTGAACCTTGCCGCCGCAGGTGATATTGACCTTGCGTCTGCATCGGATATGGTAACAGACGCCATGTCTGCCCTTGGTATGGGAGTCAGTGAATCCGAAAAGATGGTCGACCAGATGGCAAAGACCGCTTCGTCCACCAATACTTCGGTAGCTCAGCTGGGCGAAGGTATTCTGACTATTGGTGCTACGGCAAAGTCCATCAAGGGCGGCACTGCTGAACTGAACACTGCACTCGGTATCCTTGCCAACAACGGCATCAAGGGAGCTGAAGGCGGTACACATCTGCGAAATGTGATTCTGTCCTTGCAGAACCCGACCGATAAAGCGGCGGCGCAGATGGATGCCCTTGGAGTCTCCGTTTATGATTCTAACGGAAATATGCGCTCCCTCAACGACATCCTTGGTGACCTCAATAAGAGCATGGACGGCATGACATCGGCGGATAAAGCCAATATCATCGCAACCATTTTCAATAAGACTGACCTTGCATCGGTCAATGCTTTGCTTGCCAACACCGGCGATACCTGGGACAGCCTGCAAAACTCTATCACCAACAGTGCAGGAGCCGCACAGCAGATGGCAGATACTCAGCTCGACAACCTGCAGGGGCAGATCACGATTCTGAAATCTGCTCTTGAGGGTCTTGCTATTTCTTTTGGCGAACTGCTGATGCCAGCAATCAAGCAGATTGTCGACTGGGTGCAGAAATTTGTGGACTGGCTGAACAGTATGGACGAAGGTACAAAGAAGGTGGTCGTAACAGTAGCCCTGCTTGCGGCAGCTATCGGTCCCGTCCTCATTGTAATCGGCAAGGTAATCTCTGCGGTCGGTACGATTATGACGGTCGTTCCGAAAATCGCAAGTGCCATCAGTGCAGTAAAAACAGCATTTGCCGCCTTAAATGTCACGATGCTCGCCAATCCCATCGTTCTCATTATTGCAGCTATTACCGCACTGGTAGCTGCTTTTATTTATCTTTGGAATACCAACGAGGGATTCCGGCAGTTTTGGATTGATTTGTGGGAGGGCATTAAGCAGGCGGTCATTACAGCCTGGAATGCAATAACATCCTTCCTGTCTACGGCATGGGAGAGTATCCTTTCTTTGGCTCAGACGGTGTGGGGTGGGATTTCTGGATTTTTTACTACGCTGTGGGAAGGCATTAAGGGTGTGTTCACTTCGGCGTGGGAAGCAATCAGCGGCGTCATGACCACCATCTGGAACACGATTACTTCCATTTGGCAGAGCATTTATGACACGATTTCTCCATTGCTCGAAGTCTTCCGATATCTGTTTGAAACGATTTTTGAAGCTATCCGCATTCTGATAGAACGGGCATTAACTGCTATTTCACAGAAAATCAGTGAGATATGGAATGGCATCGTGACCTTCCTCACGCCGATTCTGGAAACCATCAAGAACATTTTCCAGACTGTGTGGACGGCTATCCAGACGGTTATTACTACGGTGCTAACGGCAATTAAAAATGTGGTAACCGCCATATGGAATGCCATCAAAACCGCTGTGACAACGGTGCTGAACGCCATCAAGGGCGTGGTTTCTTCCGTATGGAACAGCATCAAATCTGTGGTTTCCACAGTGATGAATGCTATTAAAAGTACGGTCACAAGCATCTGGAACAATGTAAAAACCGCTATCGGCAGCATCATCGGTCAGATTTATAACGTGATTCATTCTGGGTTTGAACGTGCCGTTAGCTACGTCAAGGGCCTTGCTTCTCAGGCATTCAACTGGGGCAAAGACCTCGTTATGGGAATTGTTAATGGCATAAAGTCCTGCATCAGTGCAGTCACCGATGCAGTAACAGGTGTAGCGGACAAGATTCGTTCTGTTCTGCACTTTTCTGTGCCGGATGAGGGACCTCTGACGGATTGTGAGAGCTGGATGCCTGACTTCATGCAGGGACTTGCCAAAGGCATCGAACAGAGCAAAGGACTGGTAGCCAAGGCAATGGACGGTGTTGCTGCGGATATGGTGATCAATCCGCAGATCGGCAGAATGGAGACGGCAACTGCGGCAGTGTCCGCAGGTACAGCTGATACGCTCTCCAGCATAACGGCGGCAATTCGAGAAGGGCTGTCGCAGGTCAGCGGTCAGACTGGCGATATTGTTATCCCTGTGTACCTCGGCGGCACAATGCTGGATGAGTTCATTATCAATGCCCAGCAGAGGGCAAATCTTAGAAGCGGAGGTCGGTAACGATGGCATTTATGCAATATTTGAATTTCAACGGCACTGACCTTCCTCTGCCGGATTCCTACGACATTGACCTATCCGATGTAGAAGCGGATTCCAGCGGAGAAACAGAAGCCGGAACCACGCAGAGGGATGTGGTACGAAGCGGTGTGGTAAAAATTGCAGTGTCCTTTTCGGTATCACCTGCGTGGCTCAAAAAGCTGACGGCATATTCCAAACTGCCGAAGATAACAGTCCTCTACTTTGATACCGAAGACTTAGAACAGAAAGAAGCAGAAATGTATATCAGCGGCTATAAAGCAAAGCTGGAAAAAGATACTTCCTATAAAGGACTGTGGACGGTGAGCTTTACGCTGAATGAATTTTGACGGAGGTGGTGGTTTTGTATCCTGTATCGGATGCCTTTATGCAGGCAATTGAAAGCAATACAAGAAAATACAGTTGGTCCGGCACCATTACCGCCAAGAACAAGAAAACCTATGATTTTACCAACGAGGACATTGTCAAAGGCAGCGGATACATCACTCGTCAGTGCTGCGGCAGTTCCGAGATAGAGCTTGGCTCCGTATATGCCGCCGAGATGGGCGTTACCCTGTTTTCCGATATTGATCGTTATACATTGGATGGTGCAGAAATCCGGCTATGGTTTCATCTGACGCTGACAGACGGCTCTGTGGAGTCAATTCCTATGGGCGTTTTCGAGGTCAGCGAAGCCAACCGACATATCAAAACATTGGAACTGAAAGCCTACGATTATATGCTCCGATTTGACAAAGAGCTAAAGCTCAACGCATCCAGCGGCACAGCATACAGTTTCCTGTTGATGGCTTGTACCGAGTGCAAGGTGGAACTGGCGCAGAGCAAAGCGGAAATAGATGCACTGCCAAACGGCAAAGAAACACTCGGCATCTATACGGATAATGACATGGAGAGTTATCGTGACCTGCTATATTATGTGGCACAAGTGCTTGGCTGTGTCTGCCAGATCAACCGGGAGGGCAAGCTGCAGCTGATTCCTTATGGTATTGCACCGGTGGCGGAGGTGCCGAGCCGACACCGCTTTGACAGCAGTTATTCGGATTTCATTACCAGATACACTGCGGTATCCTCTACAAATATGATGACGGAAGAGACGGAGTATTATGCTCTTGACCCGGATGATGCCTTAACTATGAACCTTGGAGTAAATCCGCTTCTGCAGTTTGGCTTAAAAACCACAAGAGCCAGACTTCTGAATAATATCCTCAATGCCCTGTCGGTGGTGCGATATGTTCCTTTTGACAGCAATACCATCGGCAATCCGGCTTTTGACCCGATGGATGTCCTGCACTTCTCCGGCGGTCATGCAGATGAAACCCAGGTATCCTGCATTACAAGCATCACCTACAAGATAAATGGCAAACACAGCCTGAAATGCGTAGGCAAAAATCCAAAGCTGGCATCGGCAAAGAGCAAAAACGACAAGAACATCACAGGTCTGCTGAATCAGATGGAAGCCGGGAAAATTGTCGTATACAACTTTGTCAATACAGCCCCATTCACCATCGGCAACAATAAAACCGAGGTGTTGGCGATCAACTTCACTTCCAAGGAAGATACGACTGCTACATTCTTAGCCGAAATTCTCTTTGAAGTGAAAAATGATGAGGTGATCCGAACCATTCATGGAACGGTTCCCACCGAAAAGAAAGATGTGGATGAAGATACTGCTGACAGTAGTGACGCAAAAAAAGTGGAATTTACATTCTTGGAAATTGGTCAGTCTGAGCTTACCGTCACCTACAAGATGAACAATGAAGAGGTCAAAACTTTTTATCCGAAAAAGACCTGCATCGCCGGAAAGCACATTCTGACGCTGTTTCTTCCCATTACGCAGGTCATTGAAAATAGTGAGAACACGCTGTCTGTACTGCTAAATGTCAGCGGAGGTACGATGAGTATTGGCGAGATGCAGATTCGTGCAACCATCAGCGGTCAGGGATTGGTAGCCGGTATCGGTGACTGGAATGGCCGCATCAGTATTTCTGAAGCCATTGATCGCATTCCGATTGCAGAAACACAATTTGTGCATGACTGCTTTACTGATCGAGCCGCAGTAATCTTCCCGACACAGAAACGCAATGCCATCACGCAGCGTATCGGCAGAATTTCGATTGCAGATGTGGCATTTGGTTATGATTTGCTGAACGAGCGTCTGTCTGTTACGGAAGTCATCAAAACCTTTACGGTGGATAAGAACTTCCCACCTCATTATGATGTGACGATGGTGGAAGTCAATGAAAGCGGTGCTTTCTGCATGATAAGCGATTACACCTATGTGTCTGAATCAGAAGAAATCAACAGCGGTATGCTTCAGCATCTTGCACTGAATACAG